GTTGGAGATCCCTGTGACGCGCGTTACGGCGGCGTCAGTCAGGGTGTTGGCAGTTATATCAGCGGTTTGTGCTAAGCGAGAGTCCAACCCCACCGGGATGGTGGCGGACTCGTAGGCACCCACTCGGGAAGTGGACCTACTGTAAGAATCGCGAATCACATCCAATCTCACATAACCATTATCCTCAACTGGTTCCAAATGGCGGGCCGGACGGCCGTCAAGGAACAGCATGAGGGGGTAAGTGAATGGGGTGAATGATATAATTGGAAAAAGGCCAACGATGCCATGATCGGCATCAGCTCCTCCAACTAGCTTGCGCTCAACGGCATAAGCCGTGGCAACCTTGGCAAAGGGGTTCAGCCAAGCCAGCCAGTCAGTATTGATACACCATATGACGTCACTGCCATAGTCCCACATCTTGTGGCGGTAGCCGGGGTTTAGCCCCCCGCCTCCACCGCCCTTGATGGTGACCATGATGGTTTGATCAGGCATGAGAGTGTAAGAATACTCCTCTCCAGATTTGCCCGCAGAACTAGGCATCAACGTATACAACAACGCTGGTGCTCCCCCTCCCGACAGTTCCTCATTAATGTCAATGTAATAATCAACATCAACATATGCAAACAAGGGTCTGTCAAGATAGGGCGAAGAACATGGATCAGCTCCAATGTCCTTTCCCCAGTAGTAGGTGCGGGTGGTCTTATGACCAGCCTTCTGATTAGCGCGGGAGCCCTGAACAAACAAAGCTTCTAGGCCCACTAGGGCGGCATAGAAAGCAATGAAATCAGTGGCGGATCCACGATTGGCAGAAGACTTAGGATGCGAATGTGTCTGGTCGATCTTCCGATCAACCACATCCGTTTCTCGAAATCCGGACCTCAGATCAGCAATGTAATCTGGGTCTTCACGGAGTTTCGAGATACACCAAGAGGCCCCATTTCTGGCGGCCTCCTGGATTTTCTTGCGCAGCACAAAAGCTACGCAGACGGTACCCGTTAGGATCAAGGTCTTTTTCTTCCCTGAGATTATCGGCATCGTCGAGTGTGAGTTGTTTAGG